TCAACGATTGATAGGACTTGATCAAGAAGGTTTTGAACTTGGCAGATAACACCATCGATTGCTGCCTGAACACCCTGCATAACCATGGTTGCTTTATCAATCACCCCATCAAGAAAACCTTCAAGAACACCCATAATACTTCCTATGGGATCTGAGATAAAACTAAGTAACTTACTATCAATGTTACAAAGAGATGAAAGAATTGCTTTAACTGCTGCTTGAATCGCTGTAAATACAACAAATGGCACACCAGTTGCACCACCAAGAAGATTAACCAACTCTAATTGTTCGGCAAGATTAGCAAGTGCTTGACGCATTGCAGAAATTACTTGAGCGAATACACTACTCAAGAAATTTTGAAGTTTTACAGTAAGTTGTTTTGCACTAACCAACTTACCAGTAACAACATCTAAGAAATCACCATCCTCTGCACGAATCAAAGAACCAGCATGATCTGCAAGATCTTCTACAAGATATGATAACTTATACTCTAACGTTTTCCAAGGACCACCAACACCATTAGCAGCAGGATTAGGTTTATTTGAATTTCTTGGTTTGACGGGATTACCACCACTGCCATTCATTACAGTTCCTATATTATTAGGAGAACCAGCACCAGAAATTTGACCAGAACCCTTCTGACCTTTTTGACTAGGAATATCTACAGTGTTATCTGTTTTTGTCCTAACATGTCCATTCGCTTTGTTAGTTGCCGTACTTGTAGTAGGATGAGAAACTGAGGTTGTAACTGTATTGACACCAACGCCAGGTTCCATGTGCTCACCAGTAAAAGCAAATTGCTTCACCTCTTTTGATTCTGGAGATTTTTTAACTCTCATAACACCAATAACTATTGGCATTTGAGCGTTCTCTCCATCCATGAAGAAACCCATAACAATAGCACCAGGTTGTAGTTGACCAGAACTTTCACCCTGACCATCATTTCCTGATTGGCATGTATGCTGCAACACTGTTGCCCATGGAAGATTTTCTGTAGGAAGATCTGCTGTCGTCCCACCTCTTACATTAGTATAATATCCAAGCACACGAACTCTAACCCTACCCAATTCCATAGGGTCTTCATTATCTTCGACTTCTCCAACCCACCAGAAAAATCCGTCTTTCCCTACAAAGTTTACCGCAGGTTCATTAATAATTCCCTCAATTGAAGCCATTGTATGCTATTATCCTTACGATTTATTTATTACGTTTGTGTCAAAGAGAATTTCATTGATGTAATCCTCTGCCCATTGGGGATCGAACCATTGACTCAAAACTGCTTTAGTCTTCTTATTCTTTCTCTGTTGTGTGCAGTAATAACATTGATCATCAATTCTCTTCATAGTATTGATCCATTGCATATCAAACTCAGAATTTTCTACTATACCTTTATAGAGTTGAATAGATTCTTTAATTAGATTCATATACATTTCTCTTTCTTCATCCGTTCTAATACGCATGAACTTACATCCTTGTGAAAAAACATCGTCAGTCCATAAAGGTAAGACTCTATTCTCTTTGAACTTATACTTGTATGATATGTCTCTGTATACATCAACATATTTTTGAGTTCCAAATACAGGTGATATATCGACAATTGCTGCGGTAACTGCATTAGGAGTTTCTACAATATCAGCACCGAAAATAGGTATGGGATAATCAGGAATAGGGTATAATACACAATGCATTACAGAAATATTTTCCGTGTATCCAGTTTCCAAATGCATCTTTCTAAGTTTCTTACTCTGATGCATTTCATTGATAATGAATACATTATCCTTTTCCACAATAGGATACTTGTTCTCCATAGGTTTAACATCTGGAAAACTTTTTAATTCTTCTCTCAAGTAGTTGGCAACTTCAATTGAAAGACGAACCCATGGTTTTATATACTTTCCTGAATCCATAATTAAACTCTCACAAACTTATATATTTCATCTGCACCCCAAACAATCCTACCTTTAGAGTCTAAGAATTTATCTCTCATAAAAAGTTTAGTTCCATACACAGCAAGTTCAGCATGAATATTTTCAGTATCAAACTGACCCATCCATGCTGTACCATCAAATTTTAATACCATATCACATTCTTCATTGCGAGTTAAACCACTATAGGTTCCACCCCAATGTTCTAAAATAACTTCTTTGTCCGATACTTCTACCAATTTCTTGTAAGTTTTTAAATATGGATCATGGGATGATCTCCTACCCCAATGAATCGAATTTATAAACTCACCGTTTTGCTCCCACTTAACAGTTACAGATTTATATAAAGTAGGAGATGATTGTGCTTGATGCTTATTAGACCAAGTTCCAAGTAACCATGATAAAAAGTTTGTCATTAATCATCATACACTAAGCACTCTGGCTCGTCTGGATGCTGGTCACACCATAGTTCTATTGTGTTGGGATCGTGATGATCTCCTGCTGCTATCTCTTCTGCGTGATGAGAAACATAATCTTCTAGATCATGTAGTTCACCTTCAATATGGCGACGCATCTGAGGATTAGTAGTTGGATCTCCAAGAATAGCTTGGTCTTTTTCAATATGTTGTTCGATACTTTGCATTTAGTACCTCCTTGATACAGTAATATTTATGAGCATTACGAAGATTTTCTTGGTATCGAATCTTTCAATAATAATGCTTCAGTAGTCATATTAGTACCAGTAATCTTATGTGTCAACCCCCCAATGACATATCTTCCACTATATTTTCTATCTACATCTGTGGTTTGATTTCTTTTATATGTTGCAGGTAAAACTATATTCATTCCATTTCCTGCATACAGATCAAGATTACCAGGAATTTTAATCATCAACTTAATATTCTTTAGAGACTCAATCCTCATCCATTGGTATGCCTGAAGTTCTACCAATTCCTCATATTGTTTTTGAGGATTATCTTGAAATTTTGGATCAAAAATTTGATTTGATAAAGCAGTATATCTTGTGCGTCTTGGATAATTAACAATTGGTTTAACTGCATCATCCAATTGTGATAATGGATTGATTGCTTTACTCTCATTTAAATGTGACATCTTTGGCCATATTGCATTAATACCATAACGGTAAGCATTCGCTTTCATATCAGTACTTAATCCCATCTTAGATTGAGTTACGGTAACAGGATCAAACCCCATACTAAATCCTGCCCAAGCACCATGACGCAATCCAGTTAGGAAGTCTCTCTCTTCTGGAAATACTATAGTTTCAATTTTGAATTGATCAGCACCATCTGAACCAGATGACTTTGTCGAATACACATAAGTGTACAACTTAGTCTCACCTGTGGTAAAATTACTGTCTGACTCAGTTTGATTGTTTACATTATCAATAATTTTGTCAATAGACCTAAAATTATAACCTAAACCATTTTCATAAAAAAGAAATCCATTTTGAAGAGTACCACCCTTTCGTGCTTTTCGTACTGACCTTTGTGAAAGCCAATAGATACAATCAAATGGTCTCCAATTTGTTGCTACAAACTGCTGTTTGTTTGTAGATTCTTCAATATAAATCTTCTTTTGAGTTTTTATATACCTATTATCTGTCTTCAAAAGTTGCTCTACAATATCAGAAGATGCCGTAGAATTAAATATGACTTGACTATTTCCAAATACATTAACGATCTCATTCTGGATAAATTCATCACTAGCACAATTAACAATAAATGAATCTGCAGTATTTAATCTTGTTCTTGCCTCAATATCATATGCTCTAACCCAATAAACTCTGTCAAGAATTGTTCCTCTAATTATAATCCTGAACAATTCAGATCCAGTCATGGCACCTATAAATCCAGAACCATCATTAAAGAGAAGTTTTACCTCTATGGTTGATGAAGTAATACTTTCATAGATTTCAATACCTGTAATGAAATCGTATATATCATCAGCACCTTCAGAACTTTGAAGTTTAGCACCATTCCTAAAGACGTTAACTTTTACCTCAACATCACCCGATTCATTTCTTCTAATGCTCCCAGATGTTGTTGAGGTGCTGCTTGCTGAAGTCATCTGAGTAAACCTCTCATAGGATTAAGGGAAGATTGTAAAGTGGATGCAATAGATCCTGCTGAACTAGAACTACTTGGAATCAACTGTGGTTGATTACCACCAGTTTGACCTGCAACTGATGCTAGTGCTTGGTGTGCTGCTTGGATCGCTTGACTATTTACCCCATTTTGTTGAGCAACTGCTGCCATAACTTCTTTAATCATTTCTTGACTTCTCTCAGCTATCTGACGACGTGCTTGATTTCTTTCTTTTGTCTGTTGCTGCAGTTTTTGATCGTGTCTTCTTTGTTGGAATTGAGCTGACCTGCCACCGACTCCTGTTGCACCCTGAGCATTACTCATTCCTGGTAATCCAGCACCTTTAGCAAACCAATTACTTTTTACACCAGAAGACTCTTCTTTATTTTTCTTTTTAGCACTCATATTACCAGAACCACTACTATATCCCTTACTTGTAGTAGAACCACCTGCTCCCATTGCCGAAGAAACCGTAGAATCATCTTCATGCTGCAATCCAACCCAAGTAGATTTCAATCTAGAAACATTACCACCAGTTTGTTTTACTAAAGCAATACCAAGTTTATTTTGAGTTGCTGGTGAAAACTGATCATTTGGACTAACAACACCTTGATTAACTAAACCCCTCAAAGTACTTCCAATAATCTGATAACGACCAACAGCATGTAACTTACCAGCTGATTCCCACTGAGCATTATTCATACTCTTATCATCATATTGCTTGTCCATGACTTCTTTAACTGTCATAGAAGTTAGTGCTTTACCAGATGAGTTAAATGGTGCCTTTCTATAGTCTCCACTGTATCCAAGAGCAGTGTGACCACCATCAGCACCACCCTGATTGACTGCGTTATATCCTCCAACATTATCAGATTCTCTCTTACCAATAAGATCGAGAATAGCACCATAACCTCCTGCTTCCGTAGGCATATTAGCAGTACTGCTGCTGCTGCCACCTTGAAGACCTTTACTAATCCCCTCTAAGAAACCTAGATGTAAGTGCTCTGGGTGACCTAGACTTCCAGGTCCACTTTTACCACCACCTTTGAACCATTGTCCCCATCCATCACTGATGATTTGGGATAGTTTCATTTTATCACGAAGTTGATACGCTTGTTCTGCTAATTGTGCAGTTCTTGCTTTCCAAGCACCTGGTCTCCAATCAGTAATATCAATTGCTAAACCTTTATAGTGAAGACTGCCATCACTATGCCCACCAACACGCTCACCGCCACGTTTATTAAATCCAACTCCTCTATTAGGACCACTACCACTATACTTATTCTTTTTGAAATTAGGATGCTCGGCAACGGTATAACCTTTATCCAATGCCCATTTACCACCAGCAACAACTGCCTGTAAACCAGCACCTATAGCAGGTTTTCCATCTTGTCCTTTCTTTGATACAGGTTCGCTTGTAGTTGGTTTTGTTGGTTTTCCACCACCACCAGTAAGATTTTTCCACCAATCCTGTGCAAGACCCCCCAGACTAAAACCAGGTATGTCAAATCCCATACTCTTAGCTTCACCTAACCTTTTATTTGTTAAGTTTGGTTGTGTTTTTGTTCCAGGAGTATCAAAAGGAACGATGAAAGCTCCCCCATCGCTCTTTCTAGCAACGTACTCAGTTCCATGTCCGATGAACGAAGTGGATCTCCCTCCATCCAATGAAACTCCATATCCTGATTGTGGTCCATCAATCCATCCTCCTTGTGCTGCTGAAGGTTTATTACCTACCTCGCTTTTGAATAATATATTTTTTATTGATTCGTTTAGGTTACTCCAGAAATCACCTCCTTTAGAATCAGCACCCTCCGTATTTATTTGGATATTAACATTCTCACCTAAATTAACGTCTATCGCACCTGAGAGATTACCATCCTTATCAAGGGTTACGTTTCCACTATCACCTAATTTTATACTTGCTTGATCAACTCCTGCATATTCTTCAGACCCGTCATCTCTTGGATCTGCTCTTCCACCAGATCCATCTTCCTTCATATATTCATAAAGTTTATATCCACCATAAGCAGTTGCTGCAATCAATCCAAGTGCTCCAGCTCTACCTAGTAATCCCCTTCTTCCTCTAATTAGATTGTTATGAAGGAAAATTAATACATTACCAAAATCTGTAATAATTCTAGTTGGATTACTTAACCAACGCATACCCAATAATAAAGTTCCAAGTCCAGTTAATCCTTGTACAAGACCTCCTATTTTTTCCCAAGGCGAAGAGGTATCTGACAGGAGAGTATATAATCCTTCAATAGTATTAACAACACCAAATTCTGCGACTTTAAAGATGAACGTTGCCAACTTAGAAAGGGCTTCGATCATATTTGATACTTTTTCCCTGTTCGCAGGATCAGATAACCATTTCAAAGCAGGAATAACAATCGCTGCTTTAATTAGTCCACTCAACATCTTGAACAGACCTTCTAACCAACTAGGTTTTTTTACTAAAGCAGCAGGACTGAATCCAGAAAAAGTTTTCTTCTTTTGTGTTTTTGTATATGTTGCTTGAAAATCCTTCTGTTTTTTCGTTGCAAGTTCTAACCTTGCAAGTTGAATCTTTTTAAAATCTTGAGCGATTTTTGCAATAGAGTTTACAGTTCCACCCAGATGGTTGATAGCAATAGTATTCGTATTGATAGTTCTTGCAACCTCACCATCTACCGAGTTAGTATTACCAGTAGGTTGCTTTACCTGTACAAATTTATAAAAATTAATTTTTGAACTTTTTTTTATAGTTGCCATTAGGATCCCTTCGCTCTCTCAAGTAAAGAATTAGGTGCAGTTACTATTATTTGGGTACCACCTCCAGTATTTATTGCTACTGCTTGAGGGATAGTAACGATTTTTTCAATGATAGTTGGAATAGGAATAAACTCCATAGCTTGTTCCAGAGCATACTCAGCAGAAATACCACCTTTGGTTAGTGCTTGCTGATGTGCTGACTTTACTGCACCAAGAACTTTAGGATCGATACCCATCTCTGCAGCAATTTGTGTCATAGCAGTAATTTTATCACCACCACCAAATAGACCAGTAACTGCCTTAAGGAGTCCTCCCATACCCTGTTGTTCTGCAATACCACTAATCAGACCCATAGGATCTTGCCTAAATGAATCTATCATTGCCATCCCCTTTGTAACCGCCGCACCCATTTCAGGATTGAAAGCACCTAAAGCACCACCATAGTTACCACTCATAATATCAGAAGCAATACCACCCCACTTAGGATTAAACGTATTTAAAGCACCCATATAGTCGCCACCCAGAACTTGCTGTCCAATTTGTCCCCATTTGGAACCCATGATATTATTAACTCCATTGGTTAAGGCACCCCATGCATTAGCACCGCTATGATACATATTCGCTACACCTTGACCAAAACCACTAAATCGTAAGTTCTGCAACCATTGAGGTTGACTGATAGCATTAACTGTATTGATATTAGCAAAAGCACCCAGTCCACCTAGTCCAGCAGAAAGAGCACCCATAATATCACCACTCATCGCAGAATTAACACCATTAATCACTGCCATTGGTATTTGCATACCAGGAATGAATGATAATGCAGTACCTACTATAGGATTACTAGCTATTTTCGTTACAGCATTCCATGCACCACTAACAGCTTTCTTTATGCCTTTGAAGAAACCACCAATGCCGTATCCTGGAAGTTTTCCTCCACTTGCCTTCTTACCCCAACTAAATGGATTCCACCAGTTTTTCTTCGTTTCATTTTTTTTCTCTTCCTTCTTCTTATTACCAAATAAACTAGACCAAGAAAAACTTGATTTTATAAATTTATCTTCGGTTTTTTTCTCTTCATTCTTCTTACTACCACCAAATAGATTACTAAACCAATTACTTGTCTTCTTCTTTTCAGTCTTGTTGTTAGATTTAAAGTTTTCAAATATTTTACTAATATCTCTATTTTCTGAAATCGTTCTGGCATAATTAAGCTGTTTTTGCAACGTTGCTTGTCGCACATCATCCAGTTTATTTCCTTGTCCTAAACCTAACTTTCCGAACCAACCTTGTTTTGATCTTGCTTCTTGAAGTTTCGCTAATTCAGTTTCATAGAATTTTATAGTTTCTTCACTACCAGTTGCTAAGAATCTTTCATTTACTTTATTTTCATTAGATTTATCAACACGTCTCTGCATTGGATCCGTGATAACAGCGTCTACGATTTCATTAATAGTATAATCAGCAACAAGAGTAGCAATAATCTGCAATGGAGTAGCACCAGCACCCTTGATCTTTGTTCCAGCACCTTTTACCCTAGTCCACCAAGTTGGTTTAATTCCACCAGTACCTGTAGTTACAGTACCCTGTTTGAATAGGTTAGACCACCAAGTACCCAATCCAGATTTACCACCTTGACCCTTTGTTACCTTATTCCAATTTCTAGTCCACCAATTACCTGTTTGACCAGATTGAGTAAAATTCTTTTTCTTGAATAGTTTATCCCACCAAGTTGGTTTTTTTGGGGTACCACCACTACTTACTCTATCAGAAGCTTTCTGACCAAATAGTTTTTGCCACCAACCACCACCACCTTGACCACCAACACTTACATTAGGTTTTTGCCCAAAGAATCGTTTAGTATTTTTTATCCATTCTCTAATTCCTCTAAGTGGTCCTGTTGATTGTCCTCCACTTGTTGTGGTTTTATTTCTAAATCCTTCACCAGGTCTGGTTTTTGGTTTGAATTTATTATTTGGATTCTTGTTTTTATTCTGGTTTTTATTCTTGTTTTTATTCTTGTTTTTATCACCACCACGCCTGTTACTGCCCCTATCTCCAGTAAGTAAATCGATTAGTGCTAGAATATCAGTAATAATACTGAAAGGGTTCATCAGGTATTTCAACCCGATCAAACCCTTCATTATAGTTCCAAGACCACCTAACCTTTGTATAAATGTACTATTAGGATCTGATAGAGCAGAAAATCCGTCTAGAATATTGTTAGTAAATCCTGCTGCCCAACCGAATAATTTAGAAAACACAAAGTGCGTCTTCTCTAGAAAATCTGATAATTTCTCAACATTAGCAGGATCTCCTACCCACTCAAGTAATTCCTTTGTAATAGCAATTCTAGCCAGAAATCCAAGAAATTTTCCAATCGGTGCTAAAAATTTTTCTATCCAACTAAGACTACCCTTAGCAATCTTTAAGGATCTTTTGGTTAATTTGGGTTTTCTTTTTGCTAACTTCTTATTCTCTATTGCTTCTTCTGCCGCCTGATCTAATTCTCTTCTGTCTCTGCGACGTTCTGCTTTTTCTCTTAACTTATCATTCTTAATTTGAGCAATTGAAATATTTTCTATATCCTTAACAACCGTTCCTATTCCAGAGATCGTACTCCCTAGTCTATTCAACGCTAAGGTTTGTTTTCTTGCACCAGCAACTGATGGAGATTTCACCTTTGAAACTCCAGGATTTACAAATTTGTAAGTTTGTAATTTAGCCACCAGCTGCTTTTTGCTCCTTCATTCTACGTTCCTCTTCTTTAAGGAAATTGACTAACATATTCACATAGATCTCCTTTTCCCATGGCATCAGATTATCGATATACTCGATATTCCATTTATGATGATGTATTAAGGAAAAGTTACCTTCATAATAAGCCTGTAGATTGGTGTGAAGAAGAGCTATTCGAAAAAACTCGCTAGACCCTCCAGTACAACATCACTTTCAACCTTAGTGTTAGGGTTAGTAACCTTAACAGTGTGAGTTAATTTAGGCATTTTTTCAAAAAACTCCTGTATCATCATGAATTGCTTGCTATTCATTTGATCAAAAAATTCTATTAGTTCCTTTTTAGGAACAGTAGAACAATCATAAACTTGATTAGCATCACTAATTGATTCTACACAACTAGCTGCCATATCAAAAACTTGATCAACCTCAGCACCCTCACCAAAGTTCATAGCAACGAATGTTTCAATAGTGGGATATCCCATTGTAATAGCAACTTCCTCAGAAATCTTAAGATCTTTTTTATGACCTCTAGTTTTCTTGACTTTAATTTCGTCTAAGGGAATAGAAACTGATACACTAGTTTCATCATCATCAGGACAAATTACATTGACATCTACACTTTCACCAACAGATTTTGTACGAATCTGTAAGAAAACGAATTCAATATCAAATGTAGCAAGTTTTTCTACATCTGTAATGTCTGTACAATCTTTGATAATATCTTTGATTGCACCAACGATAGTAGTTTGATCACCACTTTCAGTAGCTAAGAGAAGGATTTTCTCCTCCTTTACAAGAAATGGTCTAAAATTCACAGTTCTACCGTCTGAGGGTAGTTTCAATTTGTACTTAGGTACACTAATCTTAGGTAATGCCATAGAATTCACATCAGTACATTTATTTAGGCAGTGTTAATACCAGTAATAGTCAGTAATGAGTTAACAACGGTATCTAGAACTGATTGGTTATTGGAAGTCGAATTAGTCGTAACATCATCTAAGTTCGTACCAACCGTAAGATAGTTAATAGTATCAGTGTCAAACTGATCAGCAGTATAGAAACGATATCTCTCATAATAAAAACCAACACTCAAAGTCATTGTTTGAGCATTAGAGTTATTCAACTGAACCGAACCAATATTATATGGATATAAATTTCTGAGATCCCAACAACCAGTTAGTTGATACTTTCTTGCCAATAATATATCTGCGTTTCCACTTTCTCTTATAGCAGCAATTAACTCAGGATCACTAACTGCTAAACCTCCACCACCTCTTTCCCACTTGTAAATCTTCATAGTAGGACAAACATAATCACTATAATATCTTGTATATTGCTCACTATCACTTGCCATCATAGTTGTCCATCTCTCAAAGAAATTTCTTGAGTATTGAGAGCGTGGCATTCTAAAGTTTATACTAATCTGACTATATGCTGTATTTGTTGCATACTTAAATGGTGATCCAACATAAGGAGTTTGTGAAGTAGTAACCTGTTTACTTGGGAGATTTACTGTATCTGCATAGTAATCAAGTAACCAATTCAAATCATTATTTGCACCAGCATCGAATACTGTTGGTTGGTATGGTCCAACTGCAGGAATAACTGTTTGCAACATCGGCGGTGACATAAACCTTACCGAAAATAAATTAGTAAAACTAGGAGAATTGTCTTTGCCTTTGGTTTTAGATATAAATTCTTGAAATGAATTGTATCTTGCTCCTTCTCCGTTGACGGGATTTGTCATTAGATTTTAAGTTCCTTTTCTGTGACTATCATAAATTCCCAACCATTATCTTTACAAAACTCAGTTGCTGCTTTAAACTTTGCTTGATTTACAGCATAAGTCATAACTTCACTTATATATCTTTTGGTATGTCGTTTTTGAGTTTTTGGTTCTTTCGTTTGCCTGAGTGGTTTAACTTCTGCAATATATTTCTTTTTTCCTATTTTAACGTAGAAATCTGGAAAATATCTATGTCGTCTACCATCAACAGGTGAAATATAAGGTATAATTATCTCTTCACTACTCCATTCCTCTACCGAAGGATGAGATTCACACCATTGCATAAATTTATACTCCCACGAAGAGCGATATACAACCTTCCGTGGGTCACCTTTGTATTTCCTGGGATTGGAAACACGATACTTACCTCGATATCTCATAAATACATACAGGTCACGTAGTATTTAGGAAGAAAATTGACAATATATCGCTACCCCTATAACCCGCCAGTAACAGGAAACAGTTCTGTAGAAAATCCTACGGAGTTGGTGGACTATGTAATGTTTCAGAGAAAAAGAATACAGTATGATGATGGTAACAGTTCTGCCTATTATGGTTTGAACATTCCCAACAATAACGTTGCGATGGATACAAATCCTGATCGAGTGTATATCGCAATGCCTCAGAATCTCTCAACTCAATATGGACCAACATATCGTCAAGTTGATGTGGGAGTTACTGGAATGGCAGCAGCTACTGGACTAGGTAGTGATATGACTTTTGATAAAGCTGCTCAAGCATTACAGTCAGCTGCTCAGGCAGCATTACCAGAATTCGCAGCTGGTACAGTGGCATCAATTGCTAGTGGTGCTGCACAGTTTTTAGGACTAGCAGGTAATGCTAGTGCAAATGATATAATAGCATTGTCTAAAGGAAAGGTTTTCAACCCTTACACTGAGCAACTATACAGTAATATGCAGTTTAGAAATCACACTTTCTCATTTAAGTTTTTTGCTCGTAGTGAAAGAGAATCTCAGGAAATTAATAAAATTATTAAATATCTGAAAAAAGGTGCTTTACCGATATACGGATCAACAACAGCAAGTGGTATTACTGGTGATTCCGAGGATGATGGTGCTAATGATTTTATTGATACAATTGATACAGGACTAGAAGGTATAGGAGCTGCTCGTTTCTTCGAAGTTCCAGATAAATTTGATATTAAATTTATTCGTTTAAATCCTAATGCAGATGGTACAACTATAAGTTCTTCACTTCATCATAAAATTCATACATCTGTGTGTACTGGAATTGATATAAATTATACTCCAGATGGTCAATATAATGCTATCAAAAATGCAACACTGGGTGTAGGAGACAATGCACCATTACAAGTTCCTGCAGTTATAGTGAATTGTAGATTCACAGAAACTCAACTTGTAACACAAGGACAAATCGACAAGGGGTATTAAAATGTCAGGATATTTTTCTTATTTTCCTAATGTATACGTTGGTGAGGGTGTCGAAGATGATGAGGCATTCAAATATCGCTTGGTTAAAAATATTTTTAGGAAAATTAGAGCAAGACCCGATTTAAATCAATATTCAACTCTTTTTGAACAATATTCAATTAGAATTGGAGAAACTCCTTCTACACTTGCAGGAAAGTTATTTGATGATCCTAAGTTAGATTGGACACTCCTCTTAATTAATGACATCATTGATGTATATGAAGAATGGCCAAAGAGTCAAGACCAATTAGAATCTTATGTAGATGAAATCTACACTGCTGATAAAAGAGATGATATTCATCATTGGGAAACTAACGAAGTTATACTTGATGACGGTACACCAGTTATCAAAGAAGGTATTGAAGTAACTGAAGACTGGAGAACTATATTACCAAATGGTGATGTAAAAACTGCAGAAGAATCAATATATCAAGTAACCAATTATGAGCATGAATATTTTAAAAATGAAATAAAAAGACAAATTTTAATTCCAGTCAATAATATGCTGGAAATTATGGTTGAAGAATTTGAAGAATTAGTTGCATATGACCCCCATAATGAACTTGATGATGCAAATAACAAAAAAACAGTATTGAATATTACCTCTAGATTCTTAGATAACACAGGATCTGCTAGTTTTGCTAGTGCAATTCGTTCTGAATTGAATACAACTGGTACAATTACATATGATGATGGACCTGGTAATGTTGGTGGTACAAATACTTTATCATTAACTGCTGGTGTTTCAAATACAGTAACTACCACTACAAGTTCAAGTTCAAGCAGTAGTTCTTCAAGTTCTAGCAGTAGTTCTTCAAGTTCTAGCGGCGGCGGATACTAAAAAACCCTACAGGCAAAAAAATACCCCGAATTTTTTTCGGGGTTTTTTTGTAACTAAAAGTTGAATTATATATCAACCTCCATCAATATCACAACCGATTACTGAACCTCCAACGACACCTAAAGGTATTGCCCACCAACGTCCATCTCCTTGAGATATTGCTGCGGCAGCTCCACCACCTAAGATACCACCAAGAATACTTCCTTCTATACATTCATTACCATCAGGTGATGGTTCTCTTTGCCAAATTGGTGGTGATGGTCTCGATGGTCTAGACCATGGTCTGTTTCTCCAGCATGGTACTTCAACAGTATCATACCATGAATTAATGTAACCTGGTCTTCTTGCTGTACCAGGAACATACTCTTCTCTGTACTCTTGACGAGTACATGTACTAGAGGATGAATATCCTGGTTGATAACTATTTGTCGCTACTCTATTTTCATGAGGAATAGAACTTGATGGTGGTCCAAATATACTATCAATCCAATTTTCAGAACGAACATCCTCATATGCTTGACGATTACTACGATCACCAATACTCTCTGCACTAACAGGAGGTACTGGAGCAACGTTTGCAGTTAGAATTAGAAAAATGGAGTATAGAGGCAATGCTTTTTTCATAGTAATCCTTTTTGATATTTATATTATAACATAAAAAAGGGGGTGTGTAACCCCCTTTGTGACAGTTTTCTAATTGTGTGCTTGTTTGTGTCCTTCTACTATAGCGTCAACTATAATTTTTTTCAACTCTCTTGATTTTTTCTTTCCAAGACCAGCACGTGTATCAATTTGTACCTTTAACCAGTATACAAAGGCAAGTACCAGTATAAACTGAATGCCTTCTCCCCATGATAAATTCCATGCTTCATTAAGATCTAATGAAGCAGCAGCCAATAAGTTAATCATTTATTCACCCGCAAGTTTAGCGAAGTATGAAAGAGTATCTTCAGAATCCTCAACAGGAGACGAAGCAACTGCACTCTTTAGACCAGCAAGGTCAGAATCATTAAAACCACTAGAAGGTTTTGGTTCATACTCCTCACTATCAACACCAAGGTTAGGACGTACAGGTGCAGTAACACCTTTACCAAGTACCAAATTCAAGCGTGTTGTAAGTTGCTCGTAAGACTTGAAGTTCTTCTCTGCTTCAAACTCTGCAAGAGAGTAACCCTCTTTCCAAATAGACTCTAGTTTATCATCATCGAAGTTACCTAACACTTTAGGTGCAGCGAACTCAGACTTATCATAGTTCCAGTAACCATCAACCTTGCGGATCTTCAATTTGAAGTCAGCACCCTTCCAGAAATTGAAAGGATCAACAGGAGTCTCGTCTGCAAATGCAGGTTGCATTGCTTCAATGAGTTTATCAAAGATCTTCTTACCAAACTTGTAGAGGAAGACACGACCCTCATTCTCAGGATGAGCAGGATCTTGAACAACGTAAATGTTGCTGTAGTAGGAAAGTTTACGCTTCTGAGCACGTGCGATTTCCTTATCGCTATCACGACCACTGTTCCAAAGTTCCCTGTTCAGTTCTCCAACGGGATCATCCTTACCAAGTGTAGTAAGACTGTTCTCAATGTACCACTGTCCACCTGGACCTTTAAAAGCATGACTCCAAACCTTTGCCCAAGGCATTTCTTCTCCATCAGGAGCAGGAAGGAATCGTATAACTGCGTAACCGTTACCAGACTTATCAAGTTCAGGTTTCCAGAAACGCTCATCAGCAGAAGAACCAGCAGCAGGCTGATTCAATTTCTCAATCTCTCTGGATAGTTTTGCAAAGGTATCACCCTTAGATGATGCCTTTTTAAGAGAGGCAAATGACATTTCGTATTCTCCGTATTAAGTGTGTTGTTTTGGATTGTTACTGTGTAATCGTAACATACTATTTAGGTTTAGTCAACCCCACGTCGTGCAGTTACGTCAAGTGTTTGAATCATAGCATCCATACACTCTGCGAGGTCTTTATACCCAAAAGCATTGGACAGGGCATTGATCCTAGATTTCATGTCTGCTGCTTCACTGTCCTCTGATGCAGCAAGACATAATCTACCATAAAAATTCTTTTGTTTATCAATCAAGTTTTTACAATCTTCAATATGATCTAGTCTCTCTTCTCTACTCATCGTAGAAAGTTGTGCCGTCATCGATGCAACTTCTTGATAAGTGTCGAAGATATCTTGTAGATTTGATTGTACTTGTTCTGAATTGAAAAAATTACTCATTTTACAATGGTAGTACTCCTTTGGATCTTTTCTTCATGTAATTTAAACGCTCTGCTTCATGTCGCAAGCGTTCTTTGAGAGGTTTGGACATTAGTTTTGGAACAGTTTCAATCTCAATTTCATTCTCTTGACAGTATGTTACTACTGCTTCAATGTATGAAATAAGACCGCTGCTACGCTTCACCAATACTTCAATTTCTTGAGAGAATTTAGTGGGAGTTAAAAACTTGTCCTCAGATTCTTTATCAGGCATTCGTTCTTCCCCTAACAAATTCTTCAATATAGGATTTGAGTAGTTGTAAATAGTCATCAAGATTGTACTTCTGAAATACTTGAACAGATCCCTCTTCAGTGGCGATAAGTGTGACAATTTTCTGCACCTCTAAACCTGAACGTTCAAGGAACATTGCTGCATACGCAGTCTCTTGAACAAAATAATGTTCAACCCAATCTTCCTTTTTTTCTTTTGTTGAAGTTTTGAAATCGATTACTGCCAACTCACCATCAAACTCAGCGATGCAGTCTACACGACCAGCAAGACCAAGGTAATGAGAGTATAGAAAAGTCTCTAAACAATGAATGTTATTGATACGATTTAACGTAGGCTTTGCTATGTGAAACATTCTAACAGACAATGGATTATTTTCCAAGTATTTGTCTGTATTCAATTCACCTTTGAAATAATCTTCAGTAATAGAATGGAATGCTGTACCTCTTTGTGTTGCTCTGGCAGTAATTCTGTTCGCTTCCGTTTCACCAATTTTCTTTCTCCATTTTGAGAAGAAGGCAGCGTTCTTAAACGACGTGATGGAAGTTACACTCGGATAATATTTATCCGCACCAGGAATGGGGTAGAATCTAGTACCATTACGGTCAATAGGATCAACCTCTACATGTTCTTTGAGGTCGGTATCAATAAATTTAAACATTAAAAACCTAGATTATACTTAGTGACAAGATAAGATTTGACCAGTCCAGACCTCACGATGTCATCAATACCAAACTCAACGCAAGTAAACTCACGCATTTGCTGAAGGATATTAATGAAGTTTGAGATACCAGACTTCTCATACTCTCTAGTGAGATCGGTTTGAGTGATGTCACCACAGAACATAATCTTAGAATCTTGACCAACTCTTGTTATTATACTATCAAGTTCATGATAATTCAAGTTACTGAATTCATCAACTATAACAATAGCATTATCGAGAGTAACACCACGAATGAAACTTGTAGACCAGAAACTTATTGTTTCTTGAGCACGAAGATTTTCATAGAGCATCTGAAAAGAGTTATCATCAGGCATACTGAACATAAATCTCACCATATTTTTATATGGTATCTGATATAGTGCAGACTTATCTTCATGGTCACCAGGTAGGAAACCAATCTCTCTAGTAGGTACTAGAGACCTGACAATGTATATCTTATCATAAGGTGTGCTCTCGTCAAGTACTTCTTTCAAAGCAAGATACAATGTAATAAAAGTTTTACCTGTACCTGCTGCACCATGTAGAAGAAGGTTCTGACCATTTGCATACTGTTCAAACACTAACTCCTGATTAGGAGTCAATGGATTGACAGGAACCATGTAAGATGAATCAATAGGTTTCTTTCTCTTCATCATCTTCTTTGACATTGGTTGAAGTGGTGCAGTACCATTGCCATTACCGTTGGATTTCTTTCTTGCTCTTGGCATTATGTAAAACGACTCAAGTTTGATCGAGGGTGTGCTGCTTGGACTTTGGACATGACTTCTTTGAAACCATCATCAGCTTTAGGTTTGCCATACATATGACCACCTATACCTTGACTCCAATCTTTATCCCAATCGGGATTGTCTTTACGCCACTGATCATAATCACTCATTGACATGGAGAGTTCTTTTTTCTCTCCAGTATTTTTATTTAGAACAGGGTAGGTGGGCATTCAAGTTTCCTCCTTTTTGTGTTTTTGTTCTTGCTTAATACGCCATCTAACTTGTTTGGCATATTTAACATCTTCTTCAGTATACCAGTCTGGGTGTTTTTTTGCAAGTTTTATTATCTTCTTTGCTGCTTTCTTATCCTTCAAAATTAACTAAGCATTTGTACTAATCAACTATTTAGATCACTCAATCCTCAAACATGGTTGCATATCTTCCCAATCAGTGTAACGACAAGGACATTCATCCTCTTCCTCAGGACACCATCCAAGTGCCTCAGCAATGATTGGGAACTGACAGGTGAAATGGTCTTTAACAAGGAGTGCAATGTCTTGGTGCTCCTTCTGGGTACCATTGGCAGAACGCAATTCAATATAATGAATCCAGTTACGAAGATTACCAGTCATATACATTTTTGTTGGTACAGCAAGAGGCAATACAAATCTTGCACACTCCTTTGCTATACCAACATCAAGCATCTCCTGATAAAGTTTCATTCCTTCATCAAAGTGCTTTTGCATTTTAATTTGAAAAGTTTGACGTTGAAACGGATCGATGTCATCAATACTATTCTGACGATTCTTTTCATCCTGTCTACGAAGTTCTGGAAGAGGAATCGTATCACCAAGCAGAGATGAATCTGCATACCGTTGTGAAAACTCCTGAAATGTAAATGATCTATGTCTTAAGACTTGTGCTGCAATTCCACGAGTAGTTTCAATCTCTAAAGTCATTGATGCTTGTTCAAAGACAGACCAATGACCATGCTTAATACAATACTTTAATAACCCTGCTACTTTAGGGTTCTCTTGATTATTAGGATTGCTCACACGAGCAATGTATCCAATGGTCTTCTCTGCATCAGGAGTAACAGAGATTAAACATACTTTAGTCATGGGTTCTTTAATAATATACGAAAGACTACATACAATCCCATTGCAGACCAGTATCCTAGGGTTGCTAATCCAAAGAGACCTGGTATGCAAGCATTCCATACTAGCATAAGAGCTAGAGGTGATAGAAACAGGTTGCCAATTGCATTAACAACTTCCCTACCCTTCTCAGCATTCTTTTCTTTTTCTGCCTCCTTATCTATTTCTTCCTGTTTTATTTCTTCTTCTTCCTTTTTTTGTTCCTCTAAGGCACGTTTATCAAAGTAAATTGTCACTTTTTCCTGCCTTTCTTTGGAGGTTTTGGTTTGGTTGGATCGTTCCATAATTTAGGGTTACTTCTACCTTCTGATTGTGTGAATTTTACAAAGTTCTTTTTATAAAGATCATAATAATAATCAAATAAATCTGCTTCCTTTCCTGTAAGTGCGATGTCAAAACATGATTGATCATCTACTTTATACTCAACCAGATAGGCAGTATATGGTAAAGATGTATCCTTTGCATCATCGACAGTACATTTTTCTTTATAGACTCTTACTCCTTTCAACTTCTACCTCCCCACTCAATCTGAGGGAATGCTTCGGATACCATTGCTTTAGTAATACGCTTATACTTTTTGTTAAGTCCACCATCCTTGGCAAGAACTACAAGTTCTGCTTCATCCTGATGGAGTCCCTCCAAGAGTTGAACAAACATAGATTCTCTCTTCAAACCTTTGAGTCTAGGTTCTCCACCTTTAAAGAATCTATAAAGACCACGATACTCTTGCTCAAGGCGAGAGTGATCTGTTCCTATAGGTGCATCATTAGGATTATAAGGTACATCTCCTTCTGGCATCACAGATTCAATACTCTCATCAAAATTGATGATTAACAACTGCCTGAGAGCATTGCTATTATGTTTACGAAGAAGATCTACTTTCTCCTTTTTTGTCTTTGCATTAGAGACCTTTCTCAAAATCTCACTGAGTAGTAACCTAGGGTTACTGTTGTCCATATTACGTGGCATAATTTAGTTCCTGTAATTAGTCTTCATCGTCTGCATCCTCAAAATTCCAGTATGGATTTGTTGGTCTGATGTAGATAAGTTCGTCATGTAACATGTTACCATCTTCATCAAACATTTCAGGATGTGAAACTGATTTAGAGTATGCTGCATTTTCTATGTAGTCTTCTACATATCCTTTTGCCAACCAAGAAACAGTTACCCCAAGGATAAATGCTCCTATAACAAATAACACAATCAGTGCAACAATGATTGGTTCCATAGGGTTTCTCCGCAGCTATTTTTATTTAGTGATTAAATCAAATTGTTCTCTCTCAAATATAGAACAGTCTCTGTACAACCCCCAAGATTCTTACCATCTAAGATAACTTGAGGGAATGTACTAGCAGCACCAAACTGTTCGTAAAAACCTGTTCTATCGAAGTGTGTATCTAAACGATATTCAGTAAACGTGTGTCCTTTGCCAGCAATAACTGCTTTAACTTTTGAGCAATAGGGACATCCATTACGGGTGTAGATAGAAAAATTAGCCATAGGAAATCTGTTTTTAAAATTATAGCATAAAAAAGGAGGGGTCGCAACCCCTCCTGTATTATTCACTATGTGAATTTAGAATACGAACTTAGCACCGATTTTAGCACCCCAGTTACGGATGGTGTCGCCATCGCTGTCTTCGCCAGCAGTAGCACCAGAGATCTCAGCATAAGCAGAAAGATCATCGCTAAGAGGAGCAGAAGCACCGATCTTACCAGAGATTTCTGTCTCTGTATCGTCAGCAGATTCTGTATGGTTCAATGAAGGACCACCTTGTACATAATAAGCGATCTTACCTTCTGTTCCAACAGTTCCTTCGTATCCAAGATGGATGTCAGTTGTTGCTGCACTGTACTCTCCATCAGGATAAGAAAGATTGCTTTCTACATTCACGTATGGACCAGCAAAAGCTGCACCAGCGAGAAGGAATGGAGATGCTGCAACAGCAGCGATTGTTGATTTAATAGTCATGATTGTTTTTAAAGTATCTCGCAAGGGAAAAACCCTGCGGATGATAGACTGCCCCGACATGGGAGTCTTTTTTACATCTACACAGGGTTACGATTATTTCGAGTCCTTTGTATGATTCTATTTATAATAACATAAACCTATGTATTTGTCAAGCGTTCGGTTTCTTCGCTAATCTCTGCTGCTTCAAATACTCATGTGATTTCTTTCTTGATTCTAGAAGCATGTTAGCAACCCTTGCACGATCTTGTTGGTCTTGTTCAGGATTAAGATAAACGTCAACAATATCCATAGGATCTACAATTGATTCGAACTCAGCATCTCCGTCACCAAGAATCTCTTTCAATTCTTTAGGTAAATTTTCATTTTTAATTTTTGGTAATTCCATTAGACAGCCTCCTTGTATGTGTACCCTATAGCATCTCTAGTATTCCAAACCAAATTACCTCCCTCTATGAAAGGTCTTAAATCTAGAGACGAAGCTATTATAGCATTAGTGGCAACCCCTTGGTTAATTGTTCCAATATCTATGTGAGCAGTACAACGTTGAGGATAGACAACAGATACTATATCTCCAAGGTCTCCTTCATTTCCTAATGGATTGTTTGTATACGAAGTAAAGATTAGAAATTTGAGTCCATCAAAAAGAGTTGGGTCAACAGGACCATTCAATGATCCACCACTGTTAAGATAAGAAATAACCCAATAAGTCATACCACTCTCATCTGGTGCTCTACCTCTGTTTGGGAAGGTACCTGTGCGTCCAAACCTACCACTAGTATACTCTTCAGCGATTGCTCTGACAATAGGATAATAATACACTGTAGCATCTGTGTGATCTTCAAATCCCAAATCATTATACTCAGTAAATGAACCTGTACGATTGATCTGTACATTTCTCATGAATGACATGTAAGGATTACTACCACTATTATCATTCAAGCAAAGTCTTTGTCCATCGTTTTCAGTTCGTATATTATCTGTATAAAAAGAACTACTTGAATATGTTCTACCTTGTGCTCCACCACCTTCTACTTCAATATTTTTAGTAGTAGAAACAGCAGATGTAGTCTGAATAAATGATTCTCCACCAATGTAGTAAGAAACTTGAGATGTACTACCATTAACTCTAATAGTTGCAGTTTGACTACCAGATGTGCTAGGAGTCTGAGTAAATGTTTGACCTAAGAGTATCAAACTTCCAACTGATCGTCCAGATACATTCACTTGGTCATCCCATGCAAAATCAAATACAACATCAGCAGATCCTACTCCAGTTATATCGATACCAGTTCCATCAGAACTAAACGTAACACCTACATTTGAACCACCTATCTGAGTAATACTTGAAATAGTAAGACTAGCATTTTCATCAAACCCACCACCAATATCATCGTCCCACATAATCTTAGTAGGAGATGCTATTTGATACCCCGAATCAGATGAATTACCTGCGATTGTCCAATCAACACTAGTAGCACTAGCAGCAACAGATGTAAAGGTCAATGGAACTTCTCCAAAACCTTCTCCTGTTACTAACAAATCACCATCATTTTTAAACCTAGCTGCAATACTAGATGCACTTGCTTGAGGAGTTAGAGTCCATCCTATACCTGCAGGATTCCTAGTCCAATCATCACTGTCTTGCATCTGCGTTTGATTCTCAACAGTAACTGCTATTACGTGAGGACCAGCAGTAAGATTATTGATAGTATATGTTGATGAACTTGGAGCATTATATGTAGAGCTTACAATCTGTGTTCCATCTAATGAAATAGTTCCAGCATCATCCACAGCATATTCCAAAGTATAATTACCTGGAAAAGGAACGTTAATATTATAAGATGTTGAATGAACAGTTCCCTTCATAACAAGATTGTTAGATGGATAAACCAGATATGTATCCGCAAAATCTCCCCAAGAACTATGAGGACCAGATGGAACCCATTCAACAGTTGATGGATCTGTACATGGTCCACCTCTACAGATTTTCAGATACCATCCACCAGGATTCCTATCCCATCTGAATGCATCTCCTATTGGGTCACCATTAGCATCTACAAATCCAGCAGCAGAGTTTTCACACCAAACAACAATTTTTAATTGACCTGCCGTCAATGATCTACTAGCAGAGTATGGAGTGTTGTATGTTCCTCCAGCAAAAATACCTCCTGGACCTTGAATTACAGGAGTAGTTTCATCATTTAAATATACTCTAAAATTATCATCACAACCACCAGTAATAGTATAGTTGTCTGTTGCAGGAATATCTACAAGATATGTCACCTCTTGAGGTAAGAACGGTAAAGTACAAACCTCTGGATTAACCCATACTGCATACTTATTCCCTTCCTCAGACCACCATCCAGTTGTATTACTCACCTGAGGTTCTGCTTCGAATCTAGTAATTGATAAGGTTGCATTCCAATCTTGTCCATCAAGATCATAAAAACCAATGGATTTATTATATACTTCCTTTCCACCATATCCTGTACCAGGATTAATTGTTATTGGGTAATCAGTACTATGTGCAACCGTAAGTACACCATCAGTCTCTCCACTTCTTCCTGTCTGATTAAATGTAACACCATCAATAACGACAGAACTCAAAGCAGTTCCAGCAGTGTTAGGATTATCATTCCATTTAAATTCAAGTCCAACAAGACCAGCAGCATCACCAGTTACCCTAAGTTTTAGATCACCACCTGGTAGAACTCTATTCCTAACACGTGTCTCTATAGTATAGACACCTGCAGCTAATGTTAAGGAAATAGTTTCTTCTCCCCAACCAGCAGTAGGGTTATAATATATCTCTCTATCAAGAATATCGATAGCAGCAGAGTTTGTAATCTTAATGTAACCATCGTTATCAGACTCTATCCTTATATTATATGTGCCAGAGGTAGCAAAACTAACAGTAGTAGTATGTGTCTGCCACTGTCCGATGTAAGGATCTTCTTCCGTATCTAAAGGTACTGCTGGATAGATACCATAATCAATCATGTGTTGTGTCCAACCATTAGCAGGATTATTTGATGCACCTACCTGTACCCAAGTACCTTTTTTGAGAACAGAGTTAGTAATTTGTGTATTAGTAGAGTCTGTAATACGCCATGCTAGTGTTGCTGGATTGGTATACCAAAGGTTATCTGCATTAACTTCTACAAAATCCGCACCAACATTTCCATCAGCAATAGTTGACACACCACTTCTCACAGCAAAAGTTGGTGGTGAAGATCTTTCTGTTAGATATTTCAGTACAAAAGTTCCATCAGATCGATACATCTTCAAAGGAATTATATTAATGTCTGGATCAAAAGGAGCACAAGTATAAGGATGTATGGTAAGTTCATTAAAATCATCCTCCAATCCCCAAGGGACTTTTGATATGGTTTCCCAATTATATGTTGGTTCTATTAAAGGATAACCAGTTGGTATTCCAATTGGAGTTAACAAATCATCTACGCAATCATAATACTCTTGAGTTCCATCAGCAAGAGTTCTAATTCTACATCTTCTAGTAGTAAGTGCAGGGATACCACTACCTGTTATACGTTCTATATCACCGTAATCTACAGGACCATAAGTTGCTTGTCTACCATCACCCAGTGGAACACACCGACCATCAACACAAATATATCCTGGAGGACAGTCAGCATCTGAAGAGCACCCACGACCATCATCATCATCTGCGACGTAATCACATATTGGACCCAACGGTCCTTCTGGATAATAATATTGAATTGCCATTAAAAAAGAGGGTCTTACCCTCAATATTTATTCTTGCATCACACTACCGTTTCGGTATCGTGCATTTACTTGTATAGATTCGATGTAAGTAGGATCATCCCACTTAGATTCTTTAACTTCATCCATTGCAACTGACGCTAT